GTGAATATCATAAAACAAGTAAAAAGTTCTTTTGGAGAACTTGAAATTGATTTTTATCTGGACAGGAATAGAAATATTTTTGTGACGATTGAACAATTAGCGCAGGGATTTGGATATAAGAGCCGAAATGCTATTGAAAAGATGATAGAGCGCCAACCCTACCTCAAAGAAAAGCGATTTTCAGTTACTGACAAATTGTCAGCTACTGATGGCAAACAATACGAGACCCGACTATTCAATAAGCGAGGAATTTTTGAGATCGGTATGCTGTCCAAAACGGAGAAAGGTAAAATCTTTCGTCAATGGATTTATGACCATATCGAAGAACTAGAAAGAGAAAACGCTAACTTTAAACTGATACGAGAGCTTGAAAAGTCTAATCATAAAGAATTAACACAAGCTATCAAGGATTGGGAACACTTTAATCAATGGAGCTACAAGGCTATTAGCGACCTTTTGCTAAAATCTGTCACAGGACAGACTGCTAAACAACTGAAACAGTCACGGGTAGGTTATGAAATTGCATTAGATTGCCTAAGTGCTGATGAGTTGACGCGATATAGAAAACTTGAACAAAAAGTAATTGTCCTATTGGAGCTCAATGCAGAATATAACGATATTAAAAAATTAGTCCTTTAACAACTGAATAGAGTACGCAAAAAAGTTTGATTTAGGGGTTGACTTATTAAGACGACTTAATTATAATAATTATGTCGTCAAAACTAAGGAGGTATACAATGACTGACAAAAGAGCAGTCGGCAGACCACCAAAGGGCGAGCAACCGAACAATATCAAGATAACGGTTAGAATTAGCCAAGGACTTGATGAAAAGGTACAAGCATATGCTGATAATCATGGCTTAACAAAGCCAGAAGCAATCAGAAAAGCCCTTGAAGATTTGTCAGACTAAACAAAAAAATAGCACAGTAACCGCCAACGCCAATTTTTGGTTACTATGCTATCGCTCGACCCACAAAGTGAGTACGTAAATATTATACATGCGTACTCTTTTTCAGTCAACACAAAAAACAGAAAGGGAGTGCGCTTTTTGTGTGCTCAAAAATCAAGACAATATGATTAAGAAAAAAAGAAATCCGAGAGTGTTATTTAGAAACGTCGCTTATAAACTATCTGAAATTGAAGGGAAAACATTAACAGAAACCGCTTCTTTTCTTGGTTTTGGGAATTCAGAAGTTTGCAGAAGCGCCCTATACAAATGGAAGCGTAAAAAATGGCTAAAATTCGACCTCAAAAACGGTCATTATCGTAATGTTGAAGTATTACATGAAGTTACGCTTGAAAAAATGGCTAATARGGAATTAAAAGAACAAGGACTCATTTATAAAGCTAACATTTACTATGAACAAGTGGTCTCGACATCCGAAATTATAGAAGACATTAAAACCAAAACACAAGATAGAATTAAAGCCATCCACTTACAACAACAAGCGCTAGAGCGTATCCCTAGCGAGTTATTTGCAGAATTATACACTAACATGAACTAATCAGGGAGCTACCCCTTAAACCTAGCATGAATCTAGTATAGGAAACCGGCAATTACACAGAAAATAAAATTAAGCGAGAAAAGACATAATGAAATATAGAGTAGAAACAAATCCTTTTTCAAAAGATAGATACACTCCTGAACAGCTAGAAATGTTCAAAAATCGCCAACTCAGCAAAAATAAAGCAGAAGCCTATTTCACTCGACTATATAACCAACATATCGCTTGGGTAATTATTGCTAACGTTATGACAGAGTACGTCATTAAATTCAGAAAAAGTGCCACCAGCTTTGAAGAAGCATGGGACGCTTTAGACTATCAACGAACCACAGAGATTGTCTTTAGAGCCGTTAACGGTTTACCTTGTTCAGAGAAAGACACAGGGGAATTAGAAACTTATTTAAGTGAGGTATCGGCATGATGCAAGAACTTAACCTCACACCAACACAGACACTTATTTTATTCATTGTTTTAGGTCTCTTAGGGCTTCTTCTTAGCCGTTCTAAGCCATTAATAGAGATTGACTTACCAGAAGATACCCAAGCACCTAAACTACCTCAGAACGCAAACTATGGGGCTTATATTCAATCACAGAACCATTATTACAATTAGAGAGGAACTGCATGACAACGGAAGAATATTTTAAAAAATTGCTAGAAGATAGCGAAAAACATCCTACAAACTGGTTGAGTGATAGGGTTTTAGACAAAAATATCAAAATGCTAGATGAAGATATTGAAGCAGAGTGGGACGATTTTCCGTTATTCACGAAAAAAATATTTATCAATACTACGCAACGTGACTATAACAAAGCTGATGCCGTTGTTAAATTTTTGGAATCAATACCAATAGAGATGGAATATAAAAAAGGGCTAAATATAGTTATACAAGCATTAAACGAGTTAAAAGATAGTCTTAAAAATCAAGTGCTTGGTGTTATTGATAACCAAATCCTGTTTCCAAATGATAAGGAGGACACGAAATGACACTACCAGAGAATTATAGACGTGTCCTTAATCTGATCAAGGTTGGAGCAGACAATCCTATCACAGGGGCAGAGATTAGCTTAATACTGAAACTTGAAGAACGTTCAATCCAAAGTATCATCAGTAGCTTAATCACTCGCTATAACGTCCCTATTGTCGCTATAAGACATGGGTTTAATCGTGGCTACTTCATCCCAGCTAATAAGGAAGAATTACTAGAGGGTGCCAAAGCCTTTTATAACCAAGTACAAAAAGAACAAGAACGCTTGTCTGTATTAATGAATGCGGATCTAGAGAGTTATAAGAAGTTACTGAAGGAGGCTGATATGAATGTTTAGTTTAAGTAAAGAGAGTGAACAGGATTTAACTCAGGGGGTACTGGAGCTGGTAGGAAATTACCTGGAAGTACGTGAGCAACCCCAGCCCAGACTATTAGGGTTGATAACAGCCCAGCAAATTAAAGATGAACTAGGCATAAAGGCCAAGACATTAAAGCGTTGGGAAGATAACGGTCTAAGACGATACCAACCACCACTAGAAGATACGAGGAAGCATTACTATAAAGTTAGTGATATTCTTATTTTTTTGGGGATTGAACAATGATAGACTTAGCTATTAAAAATTTCCTGAAGAAACACAATGAAGGTATTTCAAATATCAATAGTATTATATCAGCTTTAGAACCAATAAAAGGTCATAATTCAATCATTGAGAGTTTTATAATACTTAATCATAAATTTAAGAAGGAGGTAAAAGTTGGGAAATAGAAGAATGATCAGTAAAACTGTCACCCAAACGCAAAGATTTTTACAAATGCCATTAGAGGCGCAAGCTTTATACTTTCATCTAATTCAGAACGCTGATGATGACGGAATTGTCGAGGCTTTTCCGATTGTAAGAATGATTGGAGCTAATGAAGATAATTTAAAACTGCTACAAGTTAAAAACTTTGTAAAACCTCTAAATGAAGAAATGGTATATTTCATTATTGATTTTTTCGAACAAAATCAGATTAAATCAAACCAATATAAAAAAAGTATTTATCAATCATTGCTGAGCGAGGAAGACAAGGTCAATAATTTACGTATTCTTGAAGAGTTCAAAAATGGTTCAAAAGTTGAACAAGTTTTGAACCCCAATATAAGTCAAGATAATCAAATTAAATCAAAGATAATTAAATCAAAGACAATCAAAGATAATCAAATCAAAAATAATATAAGTGAAGATAAGATAGCGTCAAATCAAAAGAATAATTTTGACACTGATAATCTCAAATCTATGACAAATATTCTAGGAGATAACTTCAAAACTAATTGTGACGATGAAACATTGATTACAAATTTCACCGAATACTACTTAGGACGTGTTCCAGATAACTATGAACTCAATACTTTAAAGAAAAGACTGAGAAACATTGATAGACAACTTTTCGAAGTTGCTTATCAGCAAGCGAGTATAAACGGAGCTGATACTCTTGGATATATAGTTACTACTCTAGATAATTGGGAACGACTAGGAATCACAACTTATAATAAATGGTCAGAACACGAAGGAAGAAGAAGTGAGGAATTAGAAGATGAATTACCCTTCTAACCGAGATATAAGCCTGTAGTTTACTTAGAATATGAACAAACAATATTATTAGTTATTTATAAACAAGGAGAAATAACACTATGAGAACATTTTCAGATACACCTAAAACATTTACATTTCACTATACTTTTAGAGACTTTGACACTGCACAAGTAGCTTGTCATGCTATTTTAGGCTACATGACTGGGACCTATGAGCAACCAGTGATTGACGCAACTTATCACAATGATGACCAAGGTGGTCATGCTAATCAGTTAGTCTTAAAATATGTTGAAGATAGAAAGTTAAGCAAGGTCTTCAAGCGTATCTGTGACAGTTTCAAGGACTATTACAACCAACCTGAGGATATGACGGATGAAGAACTTGATGACATGGCTCAAGAAAACGAATTAATCAAGGAAGTGAAAATGTGTAATGATAATCAGTTATTTACAAATGAATACATTGCTAAGCGTACTACACAACTAGAGGATATTGATAAAACTATATTAATTAGGGATATCATTGCTTATGAATTAGAGTTGTTAGATTACGCTGATAGACTATTGAGCGATAAGTCTATTCGAATGGATAGTGAAACCGCACAAGGGACTATTGAACTTATGGATGATAATGTAATAAATTTAGTAAAAGAACTGGATACCGAACGCGAGTACCAAGGGTTACATAATTATGTCATTAGCTAAGTAGCGCACGGCAACAAAGAGGGATTTCCCTCTTTTTGTCATTTATTAAATAGTTTTGGGTTGTTTGAACCTTTAGGAGAAAGTATGAAAGAATTATCCATTGAGAGTATTATTAAACCGATGAAGAAATATGACAAGACAAAGATTACAGGAACAATGGATAACCAACCTATTCGCATAGACCTAGATAATCTGGTTATTCATTATAACCATCAAAACTTATTACTTGAAACGATACCAGGAACTTATGGTGGTAAACGCTACTTCTTCTTGTGTCCTAAATGTGAGAGACGTTGCCGGAAGTTATTTAAGGCTTCTCATGATTTTGCTTGTGGTTCTTGTCAGAAGGTTCATCAAGCCACACTCAACCGAAGCAAGACAGATTGTCAATACTATTGGCGATTAGCCTTTAAAGAGTGTTTGAAAGTAGATCCAAAAGCCAAACACAAACATGGTTATTATAGTCATGATGACTTTCCTAAGCGTCCAAAATACATGAGAATAGCTAAATACTTGTATCATTGGAAGAGATTCCATTACTATATGGATAAGGGAGACAGGCACTGGCTATAATATTCGGAAACTCCCCCTTCATTTTTTAACGGGGCTATATCGTTCATGTTTTTGAGAACGCGCCCTTTTCCGTGCAAAAAATTCCCTTTTTGAAATTTTTGATAAAAATTAAAAGCTTGATTCTAAAGGATTTTATATCTAATTTAAGCTAAGTACCCTACCACAAAGAATGACTTTATCAGACTAAAATAAAACATGGTTTTAGAACTTCTATCTGACAAGTTGATATTTTATATTACCAACTTTAAAAAGCGCTTAGAAACGATTTTAGAAGCCAAAAGCGAAGTACTACAAAAAATATCTAGTTTACAAAACGAGAAACACAAAAAGACGCTCACACAGAACGTCTCCTTGGTTAAATTTAAGCTTAACTAAATTATACCAAAAAGGAGTTAATCATGGGCGCTAAAGAACAATTAAAAGAATTGAAGCCACTTTTTGCTTTAATGATCTTATTTGAGGAACAACGAGACAAGGACATCAAGCTGATGAATGCTTTTCGTAATCCTGAGTTACTAAATGGCATTGAAAAAGGTACTGCACAGCAACTCTTATGTTTGGCAAAAGAACGTGACAAGAGGCTAGCCATGATTACCTCCCTACAAGATGAGAATCAGATAGCTGTTATTAAGGCTAGATATGTGGATGACTTATCATGGGACGAGATACCAGATAAAGTAGGTTGTTCAAGGAATACCGTTTTTAAATTACATAGAGAAGCTTTAGAGGTGTTAGATGAGCAAGAAGAACGCTATTCGTAAACTAAAAGAGTTTCATAGATGGCAACGTATCGCCAATAGCCTTAATTTAACCTATAACGAGCGTTACCAGTTTGATATAGATTACCATCCCACGCGCAGAAAACACCTTGAAATAAGCCGAGAATGCGCTCTAGAGGAGCTAGACGCGATTAAGCATGCCATTAATCAACTATCTAAGATAGAGTATAGAAAGATACTGATTGAGTGTTACTTGATCGGTGAGAAAAACCTCAAAAAACCTCAACAAGACATCATAGCAGAACTTAACAGAAGTCAAAGTTGGTACTACGAGACTAAGAAAAGAGCTTTGCTTGAGTTTTCGGAGCATTACAGGGGTGGCTATTTGTTGTGCTATAGTTAGTGTCAAGACATGGAAATAAGAAAGGAGTAAGTGATGGATTTTTCTGATTTTTTGAATAAAAAAACAAAAAGAATGGGATGAATTCTATCTAATCCCTGACTTTAGTGCAATGAGTGATGAAGAGTTGCTTTATCAGCCGATGAGCGAAGCTTTGGTATCTGAGAAGTTCGCTAAAGAACTATCTAAAGAGATTGAAAAGCGTAACTTATTTCCGAAATAAAGGTCAATATGATATGAAGCAGAGAACTGATGATCCATAGGAGAGCATTTATCTGCTTTTTTCTTCTCCAAAAATGCAAAACCGTAAAAATACCCCTACAAAATATGGTAAAATAAAACCTTTGATAAAAAATATTGACAAAATGTACTAAATAATATATATTTTGATTGTTTATATAATATATGTAATATAAACTTATAGATTTGGAATTAACACAAGTGACAGTTGTGAAACTTGTGTTTTTATATGTAAAAAGTATGGGAGTGTACGATTATGGATACAGTAGTATTTTCTGAAAAAGACTTTTTAGTCAACTTCTTGTACAAATTATTAGATAATCCGACTCAAATAAAAGTTCAAAAAACTTTATATCTATTGTTTGCATTTTATGGTGCAACCTATGGAAATCTGGATAAAGATGAAGATAATGAATTTTCAGATCAAAATTATCCCAAACAATTATTTAAAGCTATATTGAAGCGTGGAGATATGGACCAGTTGAAACAGATGTCTATGCAAAAGAAAAAAGTGGTTCCTACTCCGATATAGCGATAAATGAGGAAAATATAAACAAATTTTTTAATACGCCAGAATTAAAAAATGTTAGAGATTTTATCGAAAATATTGTAGAACAAACAAATCAAATCGATGACTTTAGCTTAGTAGATAGAACTCATCAAGATAATGTATGGCTAGACGTTTATAAAGAAGGTGAAAGTCATATCCCTATGGAAAATGAAAAAATTATTCAGGAGTACATAGACCGTTATGTTAAATAGTTCTTTTCATTTTAATAATTTATCAGTTAAACCTAAAAAGGGGCCAATTACTATTTCTACACGAAACTTAGTATTTGATTCAATTGAAACGAATAAGATTATAGCGCCACGAGTTGAAGCAAAAGTAGAATATTTTGATTTTGCGACTACATGTTACAACTTGCCTGATCTTGAATTTTCCAATTGCTATCCTTTATCAATAGAGGAAGGAGCCACTCCACCGCACATTATTTCAGCATTTAATGCGATAAATGAAGATGCTAATATAATAAAGACCAATATTAAACACATACGTCATGATGGGATTAATGAGGAAAGAATCGAGAAGATACTAAAAAAATATCTAGGTGCTGATTTCGATATTTACAGGGGATTATTTTATAAAAGCGATATAATCACTGGTCCTCTCCTATCAGATAGAGGAAAATTTAGAGTAATTTCCTTATATATTGTTGAACCAAAAACTCATAAACAGCAAAGGCATTCAAAACACAAATTAATAATTTTATTTTTTGATCCATACCACTTATTTATTCCCTCCAAAGACTTTGGAACTAATATATATCAAGAGATACGTGGGTACTCATCAATGTATTGTAATTTTTTAGCATAAAAAAAGACACCCATCAAGGTGCCCTTTTTCTTGCCTACTGAACTCATTGATTGACAGAGTTGTAAATTAAATTTTTGCTTACTTTTTGCTTACTTTGAAGGAAATTTTAATGTCAACTAATGTTGACAAAAAATCTTAAAAATGTTGATTTAAAGCTATAAAGACTTGTAAAGCAACCTTAAGGAAGTCTCAAAAATGCAATACAACAAAATGCTTTAATTATTACATTACATACTTTAAAAGCCTATTTTATAGGCTTTTTTTGCTATATACTTTTTAGTGAGTCATTATATTTAATGAACCAAAAAGATTTTAAACTAACATTAGAATAAAAATCAACACTGTCAGTTTGTAATGAGTAATTTTTTACTTTGTAAAAAGGATATAGTAGAGTTAACGTTACAAATACTTGAGAATGATAACTTATCTCGTCGAATCTTATATAACTAAGGAGATTTTATTATGAATCTAAATGATAGATTAAAAATAGAAGAAATGGAAGAGAAGTATGATAGCTTCAAACCTAGAATCAATGCATTAGTAGAAGCTATAGATGATTTTCAAAAGCACTATGAAGATTACGTGAAATTAAGAGAATTTTATGGTAGCGAAGACTGGTTTAGACTATCAGAACAAACAGAAAATAATCTCAAATGCGGTGTACTGAGTGAGGATCAGCTCTTTGATTTTATAGGAGAACATAACGAGCTTGTAGGCCAATTTTTAGATATGTCTTCTCAAATGTATCGTCATTTATAA